CGCCTGCGCCCTCGAACACAACCTGATTGGTGCGGAGGTCAACAAGGCGAACTGGCTGATCAGGCGTTACTGCAAAAACATTGCCGCCCATTTTCCCCGTAGGGTTGCCTTTGTTAGATATTGGCGCGGTGATGTACTGTATGTTTGGGTCTTGAATTACGCCGCCCATCCGACCGCCACCGAAGCCGCCTAGACCGCTTAGGTCCAAGCCAGCTAACATGCTTAGGTAGTCCGGAGCAGCAGCCTCTTGCGTCATTGGCATAACCGCCGCCTGACGGGGCGCGTCCATAATAGGCCCCGCGGCAGCCAAAATTCCCTGTAGTGCAGGATCATTAAAGTTATAGTTTACAGCCATTACATCATACCTTCTGGGGGAAGTTCAGGCTGCATTGGCATTTCGGGTTGCATCTGTGCTTGCTGAACCGCCTGCGCCATCTGCTGTGCTTGTGCCATCTGCGCATCCTGTTGAGCCTGCATAGCGGCGCGCTGCATTTCATCCTGTTGGCGTACCATCTCACGATCACGCTGGATCATAGCCTCGATGCTGGCGGTGTTGACCGGCGTGCCGTACTTAGCTTCAATCTCAGCAGCCTTAATCATAAGGTCGGCATCAAGTTTGTCGCGCTCACGGTCGTCCTTGCGCAGCATCTCTTCGCGCTGCAACTCAAGTTCTGCTGCCTTCTTCTGGATGTCAGCGCGGATTGCTTCCATCTGAACCTGAGATAGCATCTCTTCCGGTGTTGGCTGCGGTGGTGCAGGCGGAGGCGGAGGCGGCAGCGTGGCGGGGTCATTGAAGAATACGGTCGGGTCTTTGTATCCGGCCAGTGCCATCATCTGAGACAGGGTATTGTAGTAGCCCTGCATGTTAGCCAGCGGTGCGCCCGTCTGCATTAGCATCTCTTGCTTGGCTGCGACTTGGCCTAAGAACGCCATCTTCTCTTCGTTGCTGCCAACGCCGATAGCGACGTTAACAATAACATCCATATTTGCGTCCCATGCACGCGGGTCAATCGGGACAAACTTATTGCGCAGACGAACCATGCGTGGCGCATCTTGGTTCTTGGCGATAAGCTGCATTGATTTACGGAACAGGTTCTTCATACCTGTCTCGGCAAAGATACGGCAGATCAGTTCGATGTGCTGAGCAGCAGCCGAGATAGTGGCGGCGACCGCAGCGCGGGTCGAGGACTGAAGCGCGTTTGCATCCAATCCAGCCGCAGCCTTTGAGATACCTGTGCGGTTTTCGCGCACTTCGTCCATGTACTGCAACATCGGGAAGGCTTGCTGGCCAACAAACGGGATCGTAAACGGCTGCACCATGCCAGGTGCGCGCATACGAATGATCCCACCAACTTCGGTGTTCATCACGTCTTCAATGTTTACTTGGCCTTCAACAACGCCAGTACGCGGGTGGATTGACTGAGCCAAACTGTCGAGCGTGTTACGCAGGATGTTTGACTTGATAAGCTGAATGTCCATCGTCACGTCGGCTACAGACATACCAAAGAAGGTATGTGGCTCAGGATCGGGGCAGAAGTCTACGAACGGAATAAAGTCGCAGGGTTCGTAATGCAGAACCTTGTTAGCCGAGCCAGCAACGCAGACGCGGCAAAGTTCCGCAATCCCGTCGCCGTCCATGTCAACGTACACATAGCCCTCGATGTAGAGGACTTTACGCGAGGACGTATCGGTGCGGCCTGTGATATTGGTAAATGCTTGTGGGTTACGGTCGAATGCTTCTTCGTTACCGCCGAAGTCATCCTGCGTTTCGTAGCCAAGGTCTTGAACCTCATCGAAATCGTAGCCCATCTTTACAAGATCGGATACCGTAACGTAACGACGGTGGGCTACAAATTCGGCTGTCTCAATCGAGCGCGCACGGCGGTCAATCAGAAACTCTTCTGGTGGGACAGACTGAACGCACAGACGGCCCTTCTCAACTGTACGAACAACAGTGCAGTCGTACATCGCGGGTGGTGGGGGTGGCGGGAGTGGCATACCCATCGGGTCCACCATACCCATCATCTCCGGCGCGACCATTGGTGCTTCGCCGTAAGTAATCTCTACGTCCTTAACTTCGACGGTAGCATCGGACTGAAGGACGGAGAACGTAGCTTCGTCCAAGCCGGTGAAGTAATGGGTCGTGACATCTTTGTCGTTATTCCACCAGACTTTCATGATCCCGTTCTTACGGATCAGTGCGTCCTTGAATGTCGAATGGCATTCGTTGAATAGGTTGTTGTCGCGTGTCAGGCAGTAGTTCACATACTCTGTGGCCTGCGCAGCGTTCTCAACATCCTCTGGGCCGTTCGGCGCGAACTCGACAACATTGTTTGCGGCAAAGAATACGCGCATGATCGACGGCATCATGGCCTGTACAGTATCCCGTACATCCATAGAGATTGCCTGCGACCGGCCTTCTTCTTCGTTGCCGAAAGGTTCGCCTTTATAATACTGACCAGCAAGCGCACGCTGCGGCGAGATGATGTCGTCAATATATTCTTGCGCATCATCAATTTCGGCTTTGATGATATTTGAAAGTTCTTCTTCAGATACAGGTTCTTCTACCTGCTCGTCTTCCATTTCTGGGCCTTCAATAGAAATTTCCGTACCGTCAGGAAGTTCCATCGAAGTTTCATTATACATATCTTCGCCGTCTTCGTTTTCGGAATTGGCGTTAGGAACACCCGTATCTTGATACATACGGTTGTTCTTAGCCATTTGGGCCTTGGTCGGCTTACGGTTACTACGATATGCCATATTTTAGCCTTACTTCTTTTTGGACTTGCCAGCTTCAGACAAGGCGATAGCTATAGCCTGTTTGCGTGATTTAGCCAAGGGAGCCTTTGCGGGGCCTTTAGGGTTTACACCAGCGTGCAATGTGCCACGCTTAAATTCGCCCATAACTTTACCAATCTTCTTGGCTGCGGCGTCTAACTTCTTCATATCATTTACCTTTCGGCGTATACGCGCCACGTTCGCTCAAGTACACAATGGCCCTGTAAAGAATATCTGTATTCTCTCTTGCGTGGCCAAGAACTAAATTACACTTCAAGCAAAGTATACCGCGAACCTCACCAGTCTCATGGTTATGGTCAACAGCAACTGGTCGCTTTCCCTTATACGCTAATGTATCAGATATTTCTACCTCACAAATAGGGCAAGCAGAATTTTGACTAGCAATGATGGTTTCGTACTCATCAACACTAATACCATATCGCTGTTTAAGGTTTCTGCCGTGGTGATAGTCGGGGCGGGCGGCTCTAAAGCGGCGCTGGTGGTCGCGTATACATACCCTGCATTGTCGCTTCTGAGTATAGAAGTTCGCAATCGGCTGCTCTATGCCACATGTCGGACAAGTTTTAGTATCCACAGGTACGCCCCCTTGTGGATAACTATAGCATAACATTTAAGTAAAAGCAAAAAAGGGGTGGCGGCGGGACGAACAAACGGGGCAGCATCCTGTCGTTCTGTCGCTATTACCGGCTAAACCGCGCACACCCTAGCTGCCTATGATGCTCGGCAGGAGAGGGAGAGAGAAAAACCTGCCGAGCAAAAACAAATATACCACATCTTTACTTTATGTCAAACAATGCCCCGTATATTTCTACGCAGCGCACCTGACTTGTTGGCCATAGAATAGCCATGCATAATAGTAGATACATCGGTGGCCAAGCATAGACACAGAGCATCCGCCTTATCTGGCGAGGGTAGCCCCCGCTTCTTCATGCTTTCCTTACTCTCTACTTGCATTTTGCCAGAAGAGGTAAAGGTATAGCGCGGGGACGCCAACTCGGCGAACAACTGTTCATCCTTCGGTATCTTAACATCGCGGTTCGCCAGCCATCCTTTGCACTTGAACCACAACTCGGCGCGTAGGTTGGCGTAAGTCCCTTTCATCGCAGGGCTTTCTGCGACGTTGATCCCCCGCGCTGGTAGGCCCAGTTCGCGCAGACGGTCAAGAACGCCAGCCCCCAGCCCGATACTATCGACCAATATCTCTACTGGCTGCTCGGACGGCGGGAGCGCCTCAAACTCTGCCACGACCGCGCCGGTTAGTTGCATAAGGTCCAGACCTTTCCAAGTCTGTATCTCTTCGACAACTGGGCCACGTCTCTTGGCAAGGGCGCTTGCGTCGGAACCCATACGCGCAACGTCCAGACCCCAGACACTTCGCGTTTGCTTGGCGATCTTGATCTCGCGGTTCATGGCCCCGTCAATCAATTCGACAGGGATAACTGTATCTTCTTCACGCGGCGGGAAGTTACCAAGAACACGCACATGATAGGCGGGGCTATCCTCACCATACCGTAGCTGCATCTCCTTTACGAACGCATCGGATACGCGGGGACTATCAAGGCAACTAACGTGGAAGGTTTTCCATTCACCCTTCAAGCGGTTGTGCGTATCGTAGAACAAGCCGCTGTTTCGGGTAGGGTTGCCCAGAAGAAGCGTCGTCGCATTGTGGCCCGACATAGAACCGGACGCAGCTTCGTACACACTCTCTGGAATACCCGATGCTTCATCTGCAACGAGAAGCACGTTGTCGGCGTGGATACCCTGCAAGGCTTCGGGCGTTTCTGCGCGGCTCGTTCTGGCGGAGATAAACGCTTCACTTGACGCAGCCTTCAGTTCGATACGGTCGGCCTTCACCTCGATCAGAACCTTCAGCACTTCAGGTAGTTCATTCACCCATCGCTTCAGTTCCGCGAACATCGCATCGAACAACTGTGCGGATGTCGGCGCAGTGACGACAACCTTCACGGGATACCGCGTCAGGA